GCTGTTCTTAAATCAGCACTACTCGTTGTAGTCAATCCTTCTAGCTTAAAGCATATTGGATCTCCTAAAGCTCCAGAACCTAAATGTCCTACTGCTTGTGCTGTCTTCATACCGGTTGGTCTATTATCAAATACACCATTAGCATCTATTGTAAGTTCTATATCTAACCACGTTCCAGCTTCTGCTGTTGTGATTATTCTTTCAGTAGCAAGTCCACCTGTAAAGTAATAGTTACTTAGTAGTGAGTAATATCCTTGAATGTCACTCTTAACTTCAGTAGACGTTACTCCTACAGCAGATATTCCTGTAAAGAATATTCTAAGACTCTCAACGGTATAAGCTGTATCACCAGCCTCATTAAACCAAGTACCTACTGATGCAAATGATACCTGAGTATCTTTTGGTTGGTTCTCAATTCTATTCTCTATAAGAAAGTGATCTGTAAATTCAGATAGTTGTACCTGACTAATTGGATACAATCTCTCATTCGTTCCATCATAAATTACTGTAACATAATTTCCTGATAAATAAATTTTCTTCATTGTCTTTTGTTTAGTTTTGTTAATAAAAAAAAGTCGCTATAATTAAATAGCGACTCTCTCTGTAGATTATTTTTATAAGAAACCTTTTCGTTTCCTAGCCTTTACAGGCTTGTTCCTTTGTGCGTTCTTGATTGGAGTCTTACTATTGATTCCATATCTCATTGCTGCAAGTTCATCTGGCTCGTGTGGTAGCTTTCCATTCTTATCTCTACTGAATGTCATATACCCAAAGTATAAGTAAGACTTATCGTCTCCTATTATTACTATGTCTTTGTCCTGAATCTTTTTAATACCTGCTTCAACATTTCCTTTTGTTGCTTTACGTACTGTAGTATATCCTCCTCTTCTTATTTCATCAATAAGTAATGGCATAGCACTATCAGCAAATATCTTAGCATTGAAAGGTATTCTTGCTTCTCTCATTTTAGTTAGAGTCCTACGTATTGATAGCTTAGCTTCACTAAACATTTCTTCTACATAATAAACTCCTTCTATCCATACGATCTTAATACAAGCAGTTCTATCTTTACCACCATAACCAAAATCTAATCCATACCATGTATCACCTTCTTGTGACAATGATTCCCAATGTCCCCATCCAGCATACAATCTACCAGCAGTCTCTAAAGTCCACTCAGCCATAATTGTATTTCTATAATATGTTGGATTGGTTTCTTCTAGATCTTGATATCTTTTTACTACAGATGGATTCAAGTTCTATGTTATCTAAATAAGTAGAATGCATAAACATTGTATCAGGTCTGTAATCTTTAGGCCTACCATCATCAAACCATTCTTTGTGTATCCAAGAATTTAAAGCTGATGTAGGATTATAAATTAGTATAACCTTTAAAGGTTTGTTTGCTATTCTAATACTCTCATCTACTTTAGAGAATTCTTCAAACGATTCAACCTCTTCTGCTTCTTCAACTACTAACGTAGTGATCCCAGATAAGGACTTTAACTTTGCAGTTGCAGATCCTGAAGAACGAATACCCTTGAAGGCAATTGTACTTCCTGTTTGTTTGTTTGTAATGGTTCCTCTTGATTCACTGAAGTGTTGTTCAACTCCTAATACAACCATTGCAGCTTTTATATCAGCTACAACAGAATCATCAGACGATGCCATAGTCTGTCTAAGATATAATATCTTATGACCATGAGGACTGAATGTAAGTTGTACCATTGCAATAGCTGCAACGAATGACTTACCAGATCCCCTTCCTCCATACAATTGATAGTATCTAGGTGTATCTATATCATCTATGAACAATGGTTCAAATATAGGATTAATTACTAATCCATTATTTTCTTCTTCCATCTTATTTATTTTAAATTAATACTAATCTTCTTTCTGCCTTGGCTTTCCAAAGTTAATTGTTATTGGAGATCCTTTTGCATTATCTCCAACCAATACTGAAATATCTTCTCCAGACTTATCTTCAAGTACTTCATCTAAATCAGATTTATATGTACTTAAGATATATTTACTTGCTGCGAAGTGTTGTGGATGCGATGCATCGTTAACGATATCTAAAATATTATCTGATGCAATATCAGAAATAGTTTTTCTTCTCACAACATACTCTCCATAAACTTTTCTATCTAATGTAAATAGATTAGCAAGCTCATGTAATTTTAATCCTGTAGCACGACAGATATCCTTTCTTGATATGTGTCCACTTTCCAAAGCAGCGCGTACCAAGTCAGCTCTTGTCTCCAAAAGTTTAGCTTCTTTGCGCTCTTTGTTTTTCATTGATCTAGCCATAATGATTTTATTTTAATATTTCTTTTCTTATTGATTCAATAAAGAATGTAAGAGTCTTTTCAGTTACATTAAGTAATCCTTTAATAACTCTACACAATACGATTACCAAATTGAATGGCAATACTAATGTGAAGACAATTAATGATACAATTAAAGTAATGAATGCTTTCATTTCTTTTGTCATGATTGTTAATTTTAAATTATGTATGACACTATTGTCATTACATTTTTGTGATAGGGGAGGACTCGAACCTCCCTTGTGCATTGGTTAATGTCTAACAACTCCAAGCTATCTGTAGAAACTTAGTTGGATGCTCTATTCTCTTTTCCTCCGAACGAACGGATTCTTGGAGCTAGTTTTGCATCATCGGCTTTAGTATTTGGATCTTCTGTTTCCAGATATTCCGTCACTAGTAACATAAATGAGTCACCAATAGCTTTCATCTCTTGACCAACTGACTTTGCAGCTTGTCTTGATTCAGCCTCAGCTTCTACTGAATAACCTGAGTCTGTAAACGTTCCTTGGAACATTGTAAGACATCTTGCATAAGTATAGTAACTCCAAGGAGCTATTAATAATTCATACAATTGGATATCTGCAGCACTGTTTGTTTCATCGTAAATATCTAAACCTACGATTCTATCTAAGTTTGCTTTTGTAATCACTCTAGAGATATCAATCTCCTGAGCTACTAATGCAGCAGCTCGGATCTTTGTATCATCTATATCTAACTGAATGGAGACGTAGTCTTGCATCAAGTCAGAGATCTCAGAAGAGATCAGTCTGTTTTCTAAATTTGCTTTATACATCTGTGTTTTCAATTTGATCGTTATCTTCTCCTTCTACTTGATCATCTTGTAGATCTAAGGATAGTTTCTTAATTGAAACTTCTCTTGCTTTGAATATAGAATTCTCTAACAATATATTTAACTCTGCTTCGATAGCATCTCTACCACCTTGTGTGATAGCATTAAATACATAGTAGGCTTCTTTTAAGTCTGCTCCACTGAATCCAGTACTTTGTTGGATACCAGCTAGTGCAGGAGGAATCAAATATGCTCCAGAAATAACTTCTCTGTCTAATTCGTAAGCCATTTGTGCTGATTCGATAATTGCTTTCGAACCTGCTCCACCACCACCCATCTCTTCTAAAAGAGTGTTTGATACTTCTTCAGGACTCAATCCAGAAAAGGTAATTACTTTACCTGTTCCTCTTGCTCCTTGTGCTTCTTCAATCGCTCTCTCTAAAGCAATCAATGTACTGTCTTCAGAATCTAAAGTAGTCTTTAGCATGTAAGTATTAATAAAGCCCGTAGACGTTTCCTTACGTACTAATATTGAATTCTCAACATCTGATAGTACAAAATTGATTGGCGCTTGTAGAGGCGAGATAGGATAGCTTGAGTGTCCTACTTCACTATAATAAGACACTTGTCCTAAGTAGTTACTAATTCCACCTTCTTGATTCTCTATCTGACTTAGTACAGCATTTGGATTAAATCTATTAAACCATTTGATGTTCTCTCTAGTTGCAGATTGATTAACTGTTTTTCTTACTTCACTATTTCTTCCAAAGTCTGGATGGTATCCAATCTTAGAAGCATAGTTAAGTTCATCGAATTCATTAAATCTTAACGTAGCAATACGTATTGGATTAAGTGAAGTGATTTGTCCTTTAATGTTATAATTACATTGAATAGCAAATGCTTCGAAGTCTGCATAATCATCTGCAAGGATACCAACTAATTTCTTTAGCGTTAATCCATATGCATTAATGATTTCATTCTCTCCATCGAAACCAGCTCCTTTGTAAAACTTACTCGTTCTACTTACAGCCATCTTAGGTGAGGGAGATTGTTCGATAACATTCTTCAATGTCTGTGGAAAAGAATTATCTCTTCCCCATCTCATAATCCCAAGACCAGCATCTTGCCTAGTCTCGACCTGAGTCAGTTCTCTGTGTGTTTGAATATTGAAACTCATATTATTATTTTTTAGTTATTACTACAACGACTGATTTGTCGGTGCTATGTATGTAGGGTCTTCTAACAGTCTGAGTGCATTCACACATTGAGAAAAAGAATACTTCTTCATGTTGTGTAACTCTACATTAAATTTTTGTGAGTAGATATCATAGACAGCTCTTTCAGATACAGGTCCAAATTTTGATTGCCATACATCGACAGCAATAAATCTCTTTCTTGGTTTTCTGTTTTTAACTCTCTTGATACTTGGTACTTTATTTTCCATCTTATTTGTTTTAAATGGATTGTGTGGCAATATTGCCAATGTTTTTATTTTAAATAGATAGCTTCATAAACTGTATTTCGTTTTGATGAAACGACTTTCTCTTCTATTATATGAAGGTTAAGTAACTCTCTGATAC